ACATTATCATTTGACGCCTAGCTATAGATTGTTCCCGTTGCTTTCTAATTGAAGCGCTTGTTGCTGTCTCAGGTGTGTATTTTTTTTGTTCAGGAAATGCTGGTCGCATCTTTAGATCGATCATCTTCTGTTCAAAGCTACGCCATGCTTCTGCATAGATAAGCTCATACTTCTCTGCCCTTGGTAGCTTGCTGCTGTAGATCTCGTCTATTCTTTTTGCGCTATCTGTATCAGTGCTTTTATTTCTTCTAGTTCTTGCTTTAGGTTGTGGCGCTGCTTGCTGTCCGCTATCAACACCATGGTTTTCAGCCGATGGACTGCTCTTTTTAAGGCGATCTTCCCTTCTTCTCTCATTAGCTTTTCTCCTTGGACATACAAATTTAATTCCATATTTCTTGGTTAGTCTTTGTACTTCCGCATATGGTATATCAAGTAAGGTTGATGTTTCGCGTTGAGTTAGTCCCATCTCCGCTGCGTTGATACACTTGCTTATGTCTGACTTCTGCATGTGTGCCTCTTATTAGTTAAAAAAAGGGACAGCCCTAAGACTGCCCCAGTTGTCGGAGAACACCTCCTTTCTAAAACGGTATGTCATCACCTTGCAAGGGGTCGGTTGCTGGCGCTGCGCCTCCCGACATCTTGTCGCTCACTTGGAATGACATATAAGGTTTACCATCTTTCATCTTCTTCCATCCGGCAAGGCGTTTGCTGTCACCAAATGGGCCACTGTAATCAGGCGCTGACTCGTTCCCTTTCTTATCGTTCTCAAAGAAGGTTCCTGCTTTTTCGTAGACCTCAATGATTTGCTTACCATCACGGGTTTGATCTCGGACTAGCATCACCTTTTTATCTGCGCCCTCAACGTTGAGCTTGCCTTGCAGGATCATCTGCTGCGTAGGGAACGGGGTGAAGGCTGCGCCTCGGTTAGTGTCATCGTATTGTTCTGCCATGCTTCTGGCTCCTTTAGAATTAAAAGGGGAATTAACCCCTTTGTTACCACCCGCTTGGTGCGGATGTATCTCCCGATGTTAAGCCCTTCGTGACTTGAACACCGCTCGATTGCTTGGCGGCTATGTTGCCGTCATCATCTTCTGTCGCAAGGCAAGCCATGCCTAGTAAACCGTAGCGTCTAGCGTAGGTTATAGCGCTGCCTAGTCCCTGCATGTCCTGCTTGCTCAAGACTAGGTAAACTTTGCTTGAGAAGGCTTCTCCTGAAGTGTGAAGTAGCTTTGTTTCTACATACACACCCAACTCGTCACGGCCACAGGGCTGCATGACTACGAACCCGTTGTCTTGGAACACGCTTGACGTAGCGTCAATCACTGCCTCGAGTGAGGCGTAACGGTTCTTGAAGTGTGGGTTCACGCTATCTTTCTTTACAGATTCCATAGCTTGCTGCGCTTTGAGTAGCGCCTTGATTGCTGTGTCAGTCATTGGTTGTTCTCCCTTTTTTCTTTAACCATATCTGTCCAAAGTTTATTTGTTTTCCATTCTGGTTTGAGGTGTACTTCAGGCAAGACTTCTTCAAGAACTATCTGAACTACAATATATATTGCATTTGCAAAGCCTTGACTTGATATGTTTAGTAAGTGCGCTTGATCCCCATCATTCTCAACTAGGTTTTCTATTTCACCAAATGCTCTGTCCATAGCTTCATTGAGGTGAAAATCTATTGCGCTTTTTGTAAGATATTGTATGGCTCTATCTGAAACTAAGTCCATTACTTGATGTTCCATCGCGCACCATAACTCATTGTTAGTAAACTTAATTTCTTGAGTACTTGTGGCTTTAGCCATTATACTGTTCTCCTTGTTATGCGGATGGCTCCGCGTTTGTCACGTTTAGCTGTGAGTTGATCGCAGTAAACCTCACGTTCATTGTCGCCAACCATATCTTTGATTTGTTTTTTAGCTGACTCGAATGTCTTAGCTGCCGCTTCATTTTCTACGTATGTAATAGCGGCGTCCACAAATTGGTTGTCGCTTGTGGCGTTGCGCTTGACCATGTTGTCCACCGACACCTTGTCAATGCTAAGTTGTATCGGTTGGTCATTACCAACTGGCTCTTCATCGCGAAGCACGTAACCCCAGAAATCTGACACCACTGCCCACATAGAATTGAAATACTCTTCGTTTCTGCTGACATAGGCTGACTCCCATTTGTTGTTGCCAAAGATAACAGATATGTGAGCTCCGTTAGCCTTGGCTAAATGTATATACAGTTGCAGCTGCGGCATGTAATACTCGATAACTTTATCCAAAGTATTATAAGCGTTGGTGTGCTTGGCTTCTACGATAGAGTCCTCGATAGAGTCACCAACTATAGCATCTACTGTACCCTTGACCGGGACTGATCCAATCGTTTCTTCAAATGATTTCTGAAACCCTGTCAGAGTGCAGTCATACTCATTGGCAAACCATCCTAGATTAAAGTCCTCAGTGTAAACGCCCATCTGCACAGCGATGTTGCTAGACAAATCTTCAGGCTCAACCCTGCCTGTCTTGACTTGCCATAATTCCAGCCAGTTCCCCTGCATTATTTTTACGCAGTCGGAACCACCTATGAAACCCTTGCGTTCCATGTTGTTCTCCTTTGTTATCTGATACTAGCCTATCGCTTATGTGCGACTTAGGCAATATGAAGTGACGTTACGTCACTCGTACTTTCCGTACTTCTCAAAGTCTTCTTCGCTGAGGTGTTGGAATTTCTTGAGGCGCTCTTTAGTTTTGCCTCTAAGGTAGGTGTCACCTACTGCTTCGCCATTACGAATACGCTGCGCAATAATCTTATCGCTGTCTAACACATATCCAGATCTCTTGTACTCACGGGCCATGACCGGAGAGCTTGCTGCTTTACTGACATGAGCGTCCCATACAGATGGTCTTGCTGCATCACTGAGCTTTGTTGTTTTATATGTCATGGTCTACCTACATCCATAAGGGTAACTGCTACTTGATCGTCACCTTTAAGTTCATTTATAAATTCCTCTTTGGCTATGCGCTCTGCGTTAATAAGAGAGTCAGCGACAATCGTAATGTCCCTGAATATAATCCCTTCGACTCTGAGCGTATAAGCTATTGGATGTGCGCGACTCATGTTCGTACCTTCGATGGGCTGTAATACTGTGCAATGCGAGTACCGCTAGCGGTCTTGACCATTACCTTGTCGATCTCCATGCCTTCGTCTTTGAGGTCTTTGATTCGTGCTGCTAATCTAAAGCATCCGAATGTTTGCAGTGCATCAATTGCTGTGATGCGATAGCCTTGCTTGAGATACGCTTTGATCTCATCTGTTTGTTTTATAGTCATTGTGTTCTCCTTAGACTAAGTTTTCTTTTGCATACAATCCAATGAGTGCGGCTTCTGCTCGTCCGTCATCTTTAACTCGTTTGAAATAGTGTGCATGGTTAGGGAAGCAGAGCTTCGCTAGTCTTCTACTTTCACCCTTGTCTCTTGAAAGGTCAAAGTATTTCTTCCACTGACGTGGCGTCACATATTTTATAGGTAGCTTTGACGCAACGATCCCCATCTCTAGCTGACCAAAGCCCTGTCCAAATCTGAATGTACTGCTAACACCTTGATTAGGCATAGCATTTACACGCTCGATCACAGCTAAGGCTGGCTTGTTTCTTTGGTTGGATAGGATTGAAAGCAACTCAGGTAAGTTAATTAATGTCTTACCCTTTGGGGATTGGACTACTGGAATATCGTAGATAACTAAGCTGTCTGTTTCTGTTTCATATATGCTGACTGCTCCTGTAAATCCGGGGTCGATTCCATAGATGAGCATGTCATTCTCCTTACCAGTCGGTTGGTGGCTTTGCGTTTGACTCGATGCTAGATTCCCACGCGCCAGCCTGTAGCTTGACGCTAGGTTTCTTTAATCGTTTCTTGTTTGGTTTTGTCTTTGAGGTTGGCTCTTGCCATTTGTCATTTACATAACAGCTCATGCAAATGAACCAGTGTTTCTCCATTGAGCGACCACTGTTTGTTTTAAGTACTGCTACAAAGAAATGTGTTGCCACTTGGCAAGCTACGCATATAGCTGCTTTACCTTTTAGTGATCGTGATGTCATAGCCTAAAGCATCCAACCAACAGTTGAGCATAAAGCCAGAGGGTATTCGTTTGTGTGTTTCCCACTTGTGTATTAAGGATTCTGTGCATCCTATTTTATAAGCTAATTTTTCTTGACTTAACTTTTGCTTTGATCGAGCGGCGCTCAACATTTCTACCATTAGCTCGTAGTTCTTTGGTATTTTTAACGGCGTCTTGTATTTGTCTAACTTGCTCGATGGCATGACTTATCCTCAGCGCAGTATAAAACCTCAACTCCGTATCTTTCTTTATGGTTCTGTAATAGGTAGAACGTGGGATATTAGCGCGACTAAATGCTTTAAGCAGAGACACGTTAGCTGTCTCCGCTTGTTCAGTTATTGTTTCAAGATACGATTTCATGCCGCATTAATGCAGCAATCTATTCATCGAAGTCAACATCCCAGACTTCGATTTCTCCTGATCCGTTGCAGTTGTCGCATGGTTCTGACTCAAAGTATGGCTCAGGTGCATCATTGTATGATGTCCTTACTGGCATTGACTCCACTTCAATGAAGCCATCACCACTACATTCTTTGCAAGCCACTGTGGTTCTGTACTGTTTCATTGGTATGGTATTTCATCCTCTACAATTGGGGCTACATAGTTCTCTTCCCATGCAGCTGTGCCTCTGCGGATAAACTTATCTCGATCAAACTTTGGATTAGTTTTCTCAAGTTCATCTGCAATGCTATGAAGGTGAGTGGGCCACGGTACAAGTGGCCCTAATGTATCTGCTAGATACTCAAAGTGTTGTCGTGACATACGCATTGTTACTCACCTCCTTTTCTTTCTTGCTCTCTAAACTTGCGATAAAGTTTCATTTGAGCCTTTCTAATTGACATTAAATCAGAAAGATAAATGTCCTCAATGTTATCCCAAGTTGTAAACATATCATTGACTGCATCGTAGAGATTCATGAATAGTTTTTCTTGTTCTTTGTTCATTGTGTTCTCCTTAGATTACGTTCTCACCTATCATTGAGGTAAACAGTTTATGATTCATTGCATTGCTGATTGCTATCTCGCGATTGTAACGTGCAATCTGTGGTGACTTGAGGTCATTGGTATGCGTAGCCCAGTGGGTCAGGCAGTTATACAATGCCCATTTGTTGTGACCGAGATCCATCTTCTCACGATCCCAACCTGAGATAAGATTCTCAAGTTGCTTCTCGTTTGTCTTGGTCACTTGCTGTTGCTTGGTTACTACCTTGCATATGGTTGACCGAAAGAACTGCTCGACCTGATCGTTGTTCAATCGTGTTTGCATCCATGACTGCCACTCCTTGCTGCGTCCCATGAAATGTTCCGCACCACCTATGATCTTGGCAGCGCTCCCGTCTACGTTGACTGACGCTGTGTGCTTGAAGCGTGACTTCGCAATGGCGTCTGGTGTTGTACATCCATTCAAGCACCACAGTCTAAGACCATTGGCTTGCTGAGAAAAGGACCATGATCCGTCATAACTATTAAAGAAGCTGACACGGAACTGAACGTAGTCACCTACTGCTGGCTGCTGCACCAGATCAGGAAAGATGATCTCACCTCTTAGCTTACGGCCATCTTCGATTACATCTACGTTGACCTCATAATCACTGGTCAGCTTGCTTGCTTTAACTCCATCAAGGATAGAGTTGACTACATCATCGTGCGGTATCATTCGATAACGTGACCCATGCAAGCCGAGTGTCTTGCCTGTGTCTGTGCGCACGATGCACTTGTGATCTGGGATAAGCTCACCGTCTTGAGTAAAGACTGGCTGCTCTTCCACTGGAAAGTTGTAGCTGTTGGATTGAAAGTCTAGCATATTATATCTCCACTGTTTTGATTGTAGTTTTATGGCCTGTTTCGTGGGTTAGTTCTGAAGCGGAGCAAGCCGCTTCACCTTCACAAGTATTAGAGGTGGCTACATATGGCCCGTCCTCTGGATCAAATGCGATTACTATGAATAGTTTCATTAGTTGTTCTCCTAAAGGTCGATGCTTATACTTGCACCTGATAGTGCTGTATGAATTAGATCATTGATTTCATACTCATGCTCTGTGATATCAAAGTATGGAGCCTCTCTATCTTTAAGCTCTTGTTCTACAACTTGATGAATGAGGTCGATCAGAGCTGCGTTGAACGCTGATGTATTAATGATGTCCATTGTGTTCTCCTTGTAAGTTTATTTAAAGTTTAGCCATTACATTATATGGTCGGACACTTTCTGCAACATTTGGAATGAATCCATTCATAAGTTTGGTTAGCCCAGCGCGACGAAACCTGTTACAGAAATTACCAGAACCGCGAGGTATATGATGAAGATTAGCTTGTCCTCATGGTCTCCCATGTCGAAGCCCCCTTGTTGATAGAGTTGATAGGGGAGCCGAAGCTCCCCTCGGAGGTGACTTACGCCACCATGTTTCTGAGCTTGCTGAAGTTGGCTGGCTTGGCAGCCTTGTTAGGTGCAGGGCGCTTGTTAGGTGTCCAGACCTCACCTCCTGTCAGTGCAGCGAAGACTTCACAGTCTGCATCGTGACGAGTTTGAAGCTCTTCTAGCTCGGGCAGAAGTGTAT